CGCCGGTGTAATTGTCGGTTCCGTTGTAGGAGAGTAAAGAGCTACATCCGGGAGTGTGTCCATTCTCTTTTTCCCGTCTTTCCGGATCTGTTTGTTTGGAGCGTAATGCCCTTTGCAGTCTCTTGCGCTTGGTGTTGGCCACGACTCGCTGAGCTTCCCAACAATACTGTTCTTCTCCCGGTCTTGCAGGTCTTGAACTGCAACCTGATCTTCTAGCCTCGACTTGT